AAGCCGGTACCTCCAATCAAAGATAGTTCGTTTCCCCGGATTTTCATAAATTGTCTTTGATTGGCTCTCGTTTTCTAAGATTGGCTCAGATGTCCAGGTCGGCTTTGACAGCGTCGATCAGGGCGGCCTGCGTGGTGTCCTTTTCGGAAAGAGCCTTCATCATCCGCTCTTCAATGGTGCCTTTTGTAATGATGTGCTGCACTACCACGGTCTCTGCGCTCTGCCCCTGCCGCCACAGGCGGGCGTTGGTCTGCTGGTAAAGCTCCAGCGACCAGGTCAGCCCAAACCACACGATGGCGGAGCCGCCGCCCTGCAGGTTCAGCCCATGTCCGGCGCTTGCCGGGTGAATCAGTGCCACCGGGATTTTCCCGGCATTCCACCTGCGGATGCTCCCGGCGGTATCCAGACAGGAAAACGGGATTTTCAGCTTGTGGAGCCGTTCCCTGATCCGTTCCAGGTCGTGCTGAAACCAGTATGCCACAAGGAGTGGTTTCCCGCCCATGCTCTCGATGATGTCCTCCAGAGCGTCCAGCTTCCGGTCATGGACGGGAATGACCGCACGGTCATCGGCATACACCGCGCCGTTTGCCATCTGGGAGAGCTTCCCGGAAAGGGCTGCAGCATTGGCGGCTGTGATCTCGCCGTCCGGGAGCTGGAGGACCAGTTCCTGCTTTAGGGAAACATACCGTTGCATTTCTGCCTCAGAGAGACACACGGTGTATGCGGAACTTACCAGTTCCGGCATCTGCAGGTGGTCGGTGGATTTCATGGAAATCGTGATGTCGGAGATCAGACGGTAGATTTCCTGCTCTGCTCCCGGCAAAGGCTTATAAGAAAACACCACCTGGCCGTTGCGCTTATCCGGCAGGAAGAACCTTGTCCGGTACTGCCCGATGAACCGCCCCAGCCGCTGCCCCATGTCAAGCAGCTTAAACTCCGCCCACAGATCCATCAGGCCGTTGCCGGTAGGTGTTCCCGTAAGCCCCACGATGCGTTCCACCCTCGGCCGCATCTTCATCAACGTCCGGAACCGCTTTGACTGATGGTTCTTAAAGGACGAAAGCTCATCCACCACCACCACCATGTCAAAATCAAAGGAGATACCGCTTTCCTCCACCAGCCACTGGACATTCTCCCGGTTGATGATGTAAATATCCGCCTGCTGTTTCAGGGCTGCTAGACGCTCCGCTTCCGTCCCCACCGCCACGGAATAGTTAAGGCTTCTCAGATGCTCCCACTTCTGAATCTCATCCGACCAGGTATCCCTCGCCACCCGCAGGGGCGCAATCACGATAACCTTACGAATCAGGAAACTGTCAAACAGCAAATCGTTTAAGGCAGTCAGCGTGATGCTCGTCTTGCCAAGTCCCATATCTAAAAGAACCGCCGCAATGGGGTGTGTCTCGATATACTGGATGGCATACTGCTGATAGTCATGTGGCTCGTATCTCATCAATCATCCCTCCAATCTGTTTCTCATCATCCAGCACATACACCCGGAAACCCAGCCGCCGCAGCATCCGGTGTCTTGCCAGTTGAAGCGGGCGGGGCTTTTCTCCCGGAGCCTTGACCTCCACAAACGCCATCCTCCCGCCGGGGAGAAGTGCCAGCCTGTCGGGTACCCCGTCAAATCCGGGCGATGTGAACTTAAGCGCCAAACCTCCGGCATCCCGGACTGCCTTTCTGAATTTCTGCTCGATGGTCTTTTCTCTCATGCCATAACCTCCAATCCCTTGTATTTCCTGCATTTCTGATCTTAGGGTGCAGGTCGGTGCAAGTCACACCTAAAACTCTCCTATAAGTGATTTTTTATGAAAAAACTGCCCTAAAGGGGGTTTTATACCAAGACCTGCACCGACCTGCACCTTTTCAGATAGTACAGGCAGTCAGACACCGAATTCATCCTCTTTCAGCCGCAGCCCATACACAATCATCCCAGCCTTCGCTTTCTTCCGGGAAAATCCCGCCGACTCCAGCGCATTATAAAAATCCGCCGTGCTTCTGGTATACTCGCCGGTTCTGGCACAGTAGCTGCGGTATTCCTGGTACAATACTCCGGATTTCTCCCGATAGGTTTTATCCGTCTCGCAGCACTCGCTTAAGAAATGCCCCAGCCAGTCATTGTCCTCCCGATAGGCTTTGATGGCGTCCTCCACACAGGCGGGAGCCGGGATATGGAAGTTCCTCCCGATTGCCTTCTTTGCCCCTTCGATGATCCACGCCATGATCGCCGGGGCTGCCTCGGACACCAGAAAATCCGCATAGTTCTTCACATCGGCGTTCCCCTCGATCTTTGCATGGAAGGGGATTACAATCAGTCGCCGCCACGTTCCCGGATCATTGGCTCCTACCCTCGGCAGGTGGTTGGTATACAGCACCAGGGTGTGGCTGGGCGTAAAGGAAAACGGGTCCTTATATTTCTTCTCCGCAAAAATCTCATCCGTGGAACACATCTGCTTTACCACGGAAGTGTTCAGGCGCATCCCTTCCTCCAGCTCGGCGGCAATGATGAGACGCTTGCCCTTTGCCTCGGCAAGCTCCGGCTTCACATTCCGCTTGCAGCCCACCGTCAGGGTATCGGCAGACATATTCCCGCTGTAGCTGCCAAGCACACGGGCAATTGCGTTCCAGAAGGTGGACTTTCCGTTCCTGCCCTCGCCATAGGCAATGATCAGGGATTCCAGATAAACTCTCCCCACCGCCGCCATGCCCACGATCTGCTGTACATAGTCGATCAGCGACTGGTCCTTGCAGAAAATCGTGTCCAGGGCATCCATCCACAGTTCCTTGCCCTGTTCTCCGGGGCCTGCCGCCGTGATCTTCGTGATATAGTCCTCCGGGCTGTGGTCGCGCCTTCCCTCCAGTCCGTCCGGCAGGTAATAGGTGCCGTCCGGCGTGTTCAGGAGAAATCCATCCCGGTCCAGGTCGGATACGCTGATCTCCAGCATAGGCTTTGCCGCCTGTAACGCAGACACCACATATTTCATGTCCCGTCGCTTCATCACAAACGCCTTGTATGCCATCGCGGACAGGTATGCCAGATACGCCTCCATCTGCCCGGATGCAATCTTCTTTTCCAACGCCTTCCCGCCGGAGGTAATGGCATCCTCGGAAACCCCTGCGCCCAGGAGCGCCTCCTTCGTCCGCTGCACCTCGTCCTTTGCGTCCGCAAGCTGTAAATCCAAAAACTCTTCCGCCGCACCGACCGCCTGCTGCTTGGACTCGATCCAGTACGAGCCGCCAAAGCGGATGTAGTCGGTGGCTGCTGTGTACCGCAGTTCCACGCCATACTCCTTTGCCAGCACCTTCGCCTGCCC